GACTTGCTTCTTGTAATGTCCGACCTCAACCTTGAGGAAACCGATGTATCCCGCTAGGAGGATACCGACTAGAACAGGTACTAGCCACTTCCAGTTTGCCCCAATGAAGAGTCTAACGACTGCTAGAATCCCCATCATGATCTCCTTTATGTTTTTCTCCGAACCTCTTAGCCCCGTAGCCTACGCCTCCGGCTCCTAGGATAAATGCAATCCCGTTCCCAAACTTCTCGGGATCGTAGTCTTGATCCTTACGGACTACTGAATAGATCTGAAGGCCGATAGAGAACACTACAGCGACTAAGATAGAGATGATGATAGGGTCGAAGTCCCACCTGTCATCGGTAGCGATGGAAGACCAGAAGCCTCGGGCCGTATTTGCAGGCGGTGGGTTAGTCTTCGTAATCGGGATAATTTCTCCGTCTACCTTAATACTCTTCTGGGTCTCCGTAGGGTTCTCCGTCGTCGCCATAGTCCTCCTCATCAGGTTCGATATCATCAGTAGGCATCATTTCTACTTCCTTCTCAAGGATAGCTCGCCGGGAGTTTATTTTACTTCTAAACGCAACGATGAGATCTTCCGAAGAGATATCCAAGAGTTCAAGCAACTGAACCTCGTCTAATTGTTTTAGGTAATTGATCAGTAGATCGAGGGGATACATGATCTTAGTTCACCGCTGGTTCTGGATCAGGAGTCATTGGAAGTTCCAGTTCAGCTTGGTATCCAATAATACGCCCATGATCATCAAGCATGGGATTACCCAGTTCCAAGGGATCAGGGTTAGCATACTCATGATTGTTTCGGATACGAGAGACGAGAACCGTGGAGATACCATAGAGTTGAGCAAGGTACTCACCCTTTTCTCTTGAGCCACGGATTGCGTTTGCTTGTTCCATTGTCAGCTTTCTTTGCCTTCCCATTCTTTTCTCCTTTATATCTATCGTCTAAGTCAGGTCTAGTCTTCATCATATTGCTAAGAAACATCCAGCAGCAACCAAGGTGGTCAATATGAGGCAGACCACTTTCAGGATCGATATCTTCTCCCCGTATGATTGCAAAGAGATGTCGTAATGCAGCTCCGATAAGGCGAGAGTAACTAATACCCCCACGCCAGTTATGAGCAGCATACTTTTTAGCTCCAAACCCCAGTACCTTTGCAATACCTTCAAGAGCAAGAGGGTCCAGAAGATCAACACGTAGTTTACCAGAGTCATACTTAATTCCGCCCGCCATACTTTCCTTTCAAGAAACTGAGAGGGACATTGTTGTGTGTGAATTCACCATCCTTCACATTATACAGCATCCAGATCCCACGCCAAGTAGAAGCATTACCTTGCGGGTTTAAGTAGTCTTCATCATGCTGATAGTAACATCCTGCAAAGATACCTGTCAAGCGTTTACCTTGAGCATCGTACTGGAAGTCAATCTCTGCCTTCTGTACGTGGCCCATGATACAACTCATGTGCTTCTTCGATACCATAGCTCTAGCAGAAGTGACAGGTCTACCCATGATACCCGAGGTAAAGTAATGGGAGTATGCGATCCCGTCGCGGACCACCACGCTAAGGTAAGGGTGTACGTCCCATCCCCATTCTTCGAGACCACGATCCTTGAGGGAGATGAGACCTTCGAGTTTTCGATCCGACTCAATAGCTCTGACAATTCTGTAATCATGGTTCCCATCCGTATAGATAAGCTTAGGTTTCCAAACCTTCACCTTAGCCGCGCGTTGAGCCGCCTGCTTTTGCAGGATAGGCTTCATCAATAGTGAAGTACCTTTCTTGAAGATCTCGATATCAGCCTTATAGGTCCGACCCTCAAAGCTTTTCTTACCAACATCGTAAGAAGAGAGAGAAGGCATATCAGGACCGTCACCGATCCAGACAATAGTATCAGGCTCTTTGGCCGCAGCATATTTACCAGCCCATCCCATATGATCGATCCGTGTACCGGGTTTGATCTGGGTGTCTGGGATTACCATGTGTGTAGTCATTAGGCGTTGAAGAAATTCTTCCGTGGTGAGTTCTCTAGCCACTTCTTGTATCTATCCGAAGTGTAGGCTCCTGCTAGACCTTCAACAATCATGGCTTTGCCGATGAGCGTGAGGGCCGCTTGTTCTTCTTTGGTTGGCTTTGAGACAATCCAACCTTGTTCTTTATCAAAGACAATGGGCATGCAATAAACTCCTTTAGGTCAATCCATCCAATTCCATTAGCATCACACCAATCCCCGTAGGTAGTAGCTGACTTCTTAGAGAGCGTATTGTGGGCTCTTCCAAATAGCATCACGAACTTTAGCTTGGGGTACTGTTCTTTAACCAACAACATCTTCTTACGATCTGCTGCACTGAATCGACCCTTAGCTTCGATGTAGAGGTTAGGGTGTGACTTTAGCTTGAAGTCTGGAGTGTACCGCCGTTTAGTCTCGGGTACAATGAAACGAAGACTAGTGTCTTCGTATGTGAAAGGCATTTTGTTTGCATCAAAGACCTGAGCTACCAGTTGCTCTAAGCCTGACTTATACTTTCCCTTAGCTGCCATATCTCTCCTTCTTTAGTACGGATCTTCAGAAGGCGTCCGGCTAGGAGCATCCTCTCTAAATAATCCGAGGGGTAATGTTTCTTGTATGCTTCTAGCACAGCGTCGTACATCTGCTGCTCAGTCTCTAGTCCTGCGAGGATCTTCTCTGCCTTTTTGGGGCCGATTCCGTGGATCCCCTCAATGTTATCAACTGGCTTATCTCCTGTCAAGAGTTGTATATAGAAGAAGCGCATTCCATCGAATGCTGAGACTTCGAACAACTCTCCTTTGACGAAGTTGAAGTGACGACCGGGGATTTGCTTTAGGTCCTTGTCGATTGAACAGATTATGTTATCCGGGTCCTTAGCAGCATCTATCCCCAGCCTGTCATCAGCTTCTTCACCAAACACAACTTCTGCTTCGTGAGCCAGACGTAAGTGATCCCGAAGTGCTTCATAGTGACGGGGCTTAGGGGCTACACGATTTCCTTTGTACTGCGCAAACAGTTGGAACCTAAAGTTACTATGATCCGAACTGGTAATATAACACTTATATCGCTCCGCATTGAGTGGCTTGAGTATCGATTCATGGATAACTTCATCCATTCTCCAGCGGGCAATGGCCTCATCTACCTCTTCGGTAGTGAAGCCAACCCGATAAACAAGTAAATCAGCGTCAATGAGAGCAATAGCCATTAGCTTACCGAGTCCCCTGCATCCACTGGTGGGCCATTAAGGACGTACTGCGTATAGATTTCGGCAATGCTCATGACCTGACCGGGATCAACAGCCCCCACGGTCTGGGCACCTAGAGTGTTAATTGCATTTGCGATACTCGACTGTCGAATGATGTAGACCTGACGAGCGGCCCGTTCTTCACTCGACTCATAAGTGCTGGCGCGCTTACTTGCCGATCCTGTTTCCCCGGAGGTAGAGCCGCTACTAGAGCTAGAAGCCACAGCCTTTTCGACTCCTCCCCAATTGGTGAAATCTCCATTCTTGACGAGTGTAATATCAAACTCATCTCCTTCATGAGAGTTCTTGAGCGTTTCATACGTTGCCTTATCGAAGTTTGGAATATCCTTGCTACGGCTCTTGCCGTCAGTGAGGTACGACAGATTGAACACCTTATAGAAACCCTTGGTGCTTTTCTTGGAAGTTTCTTCACCAACACTCAGAACTTTAATTCGCATAGTTTCATTCCCTTTTTGTAATCTTGCATGTGTTTCCAGTCGTAACCGACTTGGACTTCAACCCCGAGTCTTACGTTAAACGGCTTGCCGAAGATCTTCTCGAAGTTACTTGGTAGCCTATCAAAGGCTAGGAAAATCATTTCTAGAATCTCATCTACTTCCTCCTTCAGTGCATCAATAAGGATACTATCATGAACTGTGCAGACGAACAAGCTTTTTAAACCACGGGACTTCATTTGTTTAAATAAAGATATCCTAATGATACTCAGGAGATCCGCTCCAAACCCTTGAACTGGGTAGTTCAGGATCGTGGTTGTAGGCCATTTCATCTCCCCATTCCACCCCTTCTTACGTTCGTAGGTGTATACGCGTCCTGTAGGCATTTCTAAACGCCCTGTGAGCGATACCTGCTGCTGTAGGTGGGTGTGCCACTTAGCTAGACCTTGGTATTTCTGGTAGGTCTTATCTATAACCCCTTGCCAAAAGACAGGCTTCTCTGAGATGTGCTGGAACTGAGCATCGTTCGCATAACTCCAAGCAGAGCCCCCAAAGATCATCCTGAATAGAAAGATCTTGGCTATCAGGCGTCCGTCAGGACCCGCAGGTAGCTCATAGACCTTCTGGTTGTCGGAATGTAGGTCGAATCCCGGTGTCTCCAATTCCTTCAGGGCTACTTTATCCTGAGAAAGATAGGCTGCACAGACCCATTCAAGGGATTTCGCATCGAGGTTAATCAGCATCCTGATACCTACTGATGATACATTCCTTTAAATCCCCAGCAAAGTTCTGAAGATTGGGTCCGCTTGAGGACAATCGTCCTGTCACAGCCACCGTTTGATTGAATTGACCATGTAGTTCCATTACCAATCG